CACACCCGCGTCGTACATCACCTCGGGGATGATCTCAGTGCCCGACAGCATCCACTCGATGCCGACGTACATGCGGTTCCCGTCACCGGCTGCCACGGTGCCGCGTGCCTTCGCCTTGCCTGCATGGTTGGCCCGGCCCGCCGCGCCGAGGTACACCGTGCCGTCCCTCCAGAGCACAATGTTGCACAGCGGGGGCGGCAGCCCGTCGGAAGGCCGACCCACGAAGAAGATCCAGTGGATGTAGTCGGCGATCTTCGACTTGACCCAGCCGAGCGCGCTGGCTGCGGTGTGGTGGTTCAGCACACCGACCGGCTCGAAGCCTCCGGTGCTGACTGGGCGACCCCGCGTCTTCCAGCCGGGCACCTCCACCACCTTGAGGCCAGCGTCTCGCAGGATGTCTGCTGTGTTGTCTGGGAGGTTGGTCATCTACGGTTCCTCTTCTCGGGCTTCTGCGGAGGGTCGGGGAGGAGCGGCTGCTCCAGCCCGTGCACGGCGACGTGGTACTGAAGAATCCCCACGCACCGATACCAGTGTGCGCCGATGGCCCGCTCGCAGGCCAGCGCTTCGTTACAGTCGTCGTTCCAGCGCTCGATGTTCTTGAGGGCTCGGCTTTCCCGGACTTCGGCGCTGTCCTTGATGGACTTGTATGCCTGGACACACGCCCCGAGAAAGGCCACCCCACCTGCGCCGAAGATGAACGGGATCAGGTCGTTGGCTGCATCAGGCATCTTCATCCCACCTCTGTGGTCCTACCGTGGTGCGCCATGAACCGGGCGCTGCGGGCGAGCATGAACTGGGCGACCCAGCGCATGAAGAACATGATGCCAATCCCTTGCAGGATCAGAATGCTGGGAGCGGAGAAGATGTTCCACCCCGCGTCGCGAACTGTGAGCACCCCGAACGCAGCCATGGCGCTGGCCACCAGCGGCAGCCCCAGCAGTTCCCCCAGCCACCGATCGGTGATCTGTCCGGCGAAGCACAGCACGCCGCCGACCATCATCAGTGCGGCCATCATCGAGTACCTCCACGGGTACGGCGGGTCGCCGACCACGAAGATCGTGCCGCCCGCCCCGGCGAGCATGCTGTAGGCAGCGGCCCGGAGGACCTGCACAACCCTCTTCAGTCTCGGGTTTCTGCTATAGGGCATCGGGAGTCCTCAGGTCTTGATGATGAAGGTGACAGACAGGTACGGCGGCATCGTCGGGATCGGCGTCGGGGTGGAGGTACCAGCCGACCCGGAGTTGCCGCTGTGCGCCACCACCGACCCACTGAGTGACAGGCCGTGGGTGTGCGGGGCGATCGGCGCGTTGTTGTAGATCATGACCCGACCACCGAACCCGCCACCACCAGCCGGGAGCGACCAGTCGATGCCGTCGTAGTAGGCCGTGGGGACGCTGGCGTAGGACTCTTGCGGCCCGCCGATGTTGCCTCCGCCGACGCTGCCCGACAGGGACAGGCCGTGCCCGTGGTTGATGGTGTGGTTGTGGAGCGGCAGGTGACCGCTGTTGATCGTCGCCTGCTCGGCCCCTCCCTTGCTGCCGATCGCGTGGCTGCCATCGGCACCGAGCGGGAAAGTTCCTGCGAGGTCAGGAACGTTGAACGTGGTGCTGTTGTCGCCCACCCCGTACACCACCCCGATCGCTGCGAAGAGCGCGCTGTAGGCCGTGCGCGACACGGCCTGTCCGTTGGCCACCAGCCAGCCAGCCGGGGCCACGCTGCCACCGAACGCCGAGATCATCCCCGGCACGAAGCCCGTCCCGCCCCCGCCCTCGCCAGTGGTCTCGATGACGTAGGGGTTGGCCTGCGAGCCAGCACCTGTGACGCGCGCACCGGACCCCGCCTTGACCACGCACGAGCAGCGGTCGCCGCTGCATCCTGAACACCGACCCATGATCGGGCCTCCAATCGGGTTGTTGGGGTAAAGCCTACAGCGGTGCCGCCTCGTACTCGTAGTCCAGCGTGAAGTAGTCCCCCACGCCGAGGTTCCCGCTGTACGGAAGGTTCGCAGCCCAGTAGCCGCCTCCACCGATGATGTCGGTGATCGTGGCCCGGTTGGGAGCGCCGAGCGACTGCGGGAGGATCTGCCCCTCGTACCATGCGATACCCGTCTTCACCGCGCGAGCCCTCCCAATAGGGACACCTCCGGGCGCGTTCAGGGTAGTGCCGGATGCGAAGTCGAAGGGCACGTTGATGAGCCACTGACCGATGGCCCCGCCAGCCGCGACAGCGTGGACGGACTTCACCGTCACGGTGTTCCCAACGCGGCGGTACTTCGCGTACTGCTGGGTCTGGTTGACGTTCGGGGTGTTCTGGGTGAAGGCCACCCAGCCGGTGTCCACGAGCGTGCCGAGTCCTGCCGCCGAGAGGGCTGCGGGGTACACCATCGACCCACGAATCACAGGCACACCTGCTGGGATCGCGAGGGCAGTGGTGACCCGCCCGTCCGGCCAGACCACCACACGCCACGGCACCTCTGTGGCGGTCGCCATCACGATCGTATCGTACTGGTACGGGTCGGCCACCCGGAACCCCGGGGGGATGTTGAACAGAGTGGAGCCAGCCGCGAGACCTGCCGTGACCGACATGTTCACGTTCACGGTCACCATGCCACCCCGCACCGTGGCCTTCGTGTCGGCACTCACTGTTCCAGCGCCCGCGCCCGCCGTGATGGCGTAGGTTTCGGCACCCGAGTTCATCGCGGTGCTGCGCTCGATGGACGGCACCTGATAGGTGATCGTGCCCCAGATCGAGCCCGTACCCGCCAGTGCAGCCTTGACCGAGCCGTCGATGTCCACCCACCAGTTGCGGTGGTCATTGTTCACCGCTGCATTGACTCCGTAGCCAGCGTTGAAGCCTCCGTAGCCATTCACCGGGCGGATGCCTACGGGCAGGCCCCCCGCTGTCAGCATCGCGTCGTTGATAGCCCACGAGGTCTTTGTCGCGTCGAGCCACAGGGTCACGACGTTCCCGAACTTTGCGTAGCGCACAGAACCCGCCCACCCAGAGCCGTTGAGCGTGATCGACGTAGATGGGATGGACCCCACCAGCCCGCCGACAGTCTGCTCGCTGCCGTCGGACTTCTTCACCCACAGGCTGTCGTCGTTCTTCGCGAACAACGCCAACTGCCCAGCGGGCGGAGTCGCCGACGTGACCATGTGCATGAAGCGCTCTGCGCTTGCCCGGATACCCATCAGGACCTTCCCGTCACAAGAATCTTGATCGCCCCAGCAGTGAACGCCACGTCGGGGCGGAGTTGAATGTTGTTCTCGTCAACCCACTTCCAGTCGATGTCCAGCGGCTCGCCGGTCGCCACGTGCAGGAACGCCACGTCGTTCATCTGGGAGTTCAATCCGTGGTTGATGTTGGCCGACCAAACGTTCGCGGTCAGCCCCGGGCTCAGGATGTAGGCCGACCCCACAGGAGCAGCCGCTGTCAGCGAAGACTCGGTGTCGTCCGTCCAGAGGCTGCCGATGGACGCGCCGCTGCCGGTGGTAGCCATGCGGACCTTGAACGAGGCCACGTCGTGCCCAGCGGGGACCGTCATGGAGAGGTTGATCTTCGTCCACGTAGCGCCCGGCACCACTGAAGGGCTGTCCACCGTCGTCGTACCCGCCACGAAGAAGTCGGGATTGGCCGGGGCTGTGTTGGTGTAGATGCTGAGGAACACGCGCGGCCCGGTGCCCCGCACCCACGCAGCCACAGTGAGGAGCGAGCCGGGAGTGACACCGAACGGCGGAGTGCTCCACGACCCGCCCTGCCCGCTGGTGGCGAAGACCACCTTGCCGGAATAGCCGAGCCCCTCATGCGTTACGAGGTCGTCGGCGGCCCACGTCCCGTGCACACCACCCACAGCGGTCGACCAGAAGTTGTCCCAGCCCACCGGGTGCAGGCGCGGCGTGACGAGCGTGGTTCCCGGCCCGTCGTCTGTCAGCACAACCTGATCGAACGTCGGGTTCTGGTGCAACTGGTCGGGCTTCGGGATCAGCGGGCGCTCCACACCCGTGTCGTCGATGACGTAGAACCTGCCGTCGGCCTTCGGGTAGAGCGCCTGCGATCCCGATGGGACCGAGGTGGGCGGCGTGGTCCACTCGTCCATGATCAGTGGGGCGGACAGCCTGCCGCCCGCCACGATGCCCGACAGCGTGTGGGTGTGGTTGCCCAGCGCGACGGTCGTGCCGGTCGTGCCGGTCGGGATGCGGGCAATGGCGAACGTGCCGCTGGTGATGTCGGCCGTGCTGTGCACGTGGGCGGTCGGCGTGCGCGCGTTCGACAGCCGGGAGTCGTTGCCTGCTGCGGCCTGCGTCGCGCCCGTGCCGAGGGTCCGCATGCTAGGGGTCCCCGCAGCACCGTCCTTGTTCGCCGATGCCACGTCTACATCTGTGATGGTGCCGTCGGCGATGACCCCGCCCGCACCACCAGTGACCGATCCGGAAGCCAGAGAGGGGTTCGGGTAGGTGCCCGTGAGCGCGCCGCCAGCCGCGCCAGTGGGTGCTCCACCCCCGCCCCCGCCAGTGCCGCCCTCCTTGCTGCGGATGCGCCTGTCATGCTCGGCCAGCGTGGACTCAGTGGAGCGCATCCATCGCTCCATGTCGCTCACGTCGCCACCCCCGAGACGGGGGCCACGGTGATGGCCACCTTCTCGCCGTCCTTGTCCTGGGAGACCTCAAGAGACGCCAACTGCTGGGTCTGCTCCACCTTGCGGCACAGCCCCTCGTCGATCTTCACATTGACCATGGAGCCCGCCACCAGTTCGCGGATGTCGTACGGTGCGTCACACGACAGCACCGACCCGGAAGGCACCTCCACCGACAGCGGCGCCGGGAAGTGTGCTTCCCGGTACTGCTCCGCCACGATGGCCAGTGAGTTCGCGTCGGGGGCGGATGACGACACCACGTCTTCGATCTGCCCGTAGAACGGGTGGACTGAGGTGCTGCCAGCCGCCACTCCCGAGAGGCCCTCGTCGTTCACGCCGATCGTGCGCACGCTGAGGTCCAGGCCGCGCTCGCGCACCTTCACGTCGCCGCTGATCCATCGCAGCGGGTACAGCGTGGGCAGCCGGGCCATCACCGTCGTGTTCGGCCACACGACGATGCGCCGACCCACGGTCGTGAAGTTGGCACCCGCCTTCACCATCTCGTTGAACTGGTCGGCGAAGTCCCCGCCGTACGCCTTCACCTCGCGGGCCACCTGCGGCCCGGTGCCGCCCCCGAGCCGGGTGAGGTGCGCCAGCACGTTCGGGTTGTGGTCGGCGAACACCTTGCCGATGTCGTCGTACAGTTCGTCCACAGCCCGGAAGCCCGGGGCGACGGTCTCGCGCGCTGCGTCCGTGACGTTCTTCAGTGCCCAGCCCAGCACGTCGTGAGCGCTGATGAGCACCGAGCCCCGCGACCATTCGATGTCGGTGATCGGCCCCTCCCACACCCTGACCCCGTTGCGGGTCATCACGAGGCTGTGCCCCCACACGCCGATGCTGCCCAGCAGTTCGCAGCAGTCGGCGTGCTGGCCGGTGGCCACGGTGGCGTTCGCCTCACTGATGGCGTTCAGGCTGCGAGACCAGCGGAGGTTCGTGACGTTGCGCAGGAGGTCGACCTTCTGAGTGCCGTTCTTGTCGTAGATGAACGCCCGGTTGATGCCGGTCCCCAGCGTGCTCATGCGCGCCTCGTCAGGTCCAGAGACCACATGATGGTTCCCTGCGGCTGGCCGCTCACGTACTCCGACCCACCAGTGGCGAGGTAGGTGTTGGGGATGTCCACCGCGATCACGTAGCCCCGGCCACAGCCCAGCGGCTGCGGGTCGAACGGACCCCCGTAGGTGCCCCGAATGTTGCGCTCGGCAGGCCAGGAATCTCCGTTGTCGTCAACGACATAGATCTCCCCGCTCGGGCCATCGATGTAGAGAGTCTGGTTCCCCTTCAGGTAGTCGATGTAGAACTCCTGGATGAACGAGCACTCCGGCTCCATGACGAAGGCCGGATCGGTGCCCTTCTCGTACACCCGAACGCGGATGCCCAGTTTGGCCTTGTCGTCGTTGTCGAACACCCACGACAGCGCCCCGAGGCCAGCGGGCATCAGCGCAGCAGGGATCTCGATGAACCGGCGCCAGTAGAGGCCCGTCGCATTGTCCACCACACCCGGGTCGGAGAGCACCGGAGCCGACGGGGGAAGGATGAGCGCGGGCACGTTGACGTTGTCTGCGCTGGAGAAGAACGACGCAGCCGGGCGGGGGCACTGCGTGGACGTGCCGGTGATGGGGTTGGCCGTAGAGATCTGGATGCCGGGGGCCGCGTAGACAGGCGGAGGGCTGCTGGACCTACCGGGGATGGTGGTGATGAGAGGGGTGGGTTCGTGCCATGCGTTCGGCTCGGTGGCCACCCACGTCCACTCCACCGACCAGATAGACGAGCCGTCAGTGGTGTCCCCGAAGGTCTTCTCCTCCACCACCTTCGGACCGTCGATGGTGACGACGTTGTGGAACGTGCGCCGGTAGGGCTCGATGCACTCTTCAGGCGCGAGCACGGGCCGGGCCGAGACGAGGGCACGCACAGCCACATCGCCGGTCACGAGGATGGCCGTGCGCCAGTCACCGGGGAACTCGGGGGTGGGGTCCACCGTCAGCGACAGCGTCGTGGAGCCGGACACCGACACGGAGTCTGTCTGTAGCACCACACGACCCGTGCTGTCCAGCATCTGCATCGTCACCTGAGCGTTCGTCGAACTCACCAGCCACGACACCGTCACCTCGTCGCAGATGCCGGGCATCAGCCCCGTGATGATGCGACCCGGGGTGGCTCCGCCCGTGTGGACGAAACTGAGCCAGTTGCCCGAGCCCGTAGCGGTGGACGTGCTGGCGTTCGGGGTTCCGGTCCAGGCGTAGGTGTAGGCCGGGGTATCGACAGTGTCGCCGGTGAAGTAGTCCATCGGCGCGCCCTGCACCAGCATCACCTCGTCCCAGTTCGTCTCGACCCGCACTGCCGTCGCCGGGCCGGTGCCGCTGCCGCGATGACGCAGGTACATCATCGCGTTCGTGGTGCCTGCCGGTGCAGTGAAGACCAGTTCCACGATCCCCGAGGAGGTTGCGGTCTTCGCCACGGTGCTGATCACGGCGTTGCTGCTGTTGCGGCACTGAACGGTGAGGATTGCCTCGTGCCCAGCAGGGAGGGTGATGCCGACCACCTTCGCCCGGGCGAACGCCGCGCCGGGGGCAAGCGGCATGGAGTTCGTAGACACCCCAGCGTAGGAGTTCACGTTGTTGTCCTGCGCCGAGGAGACGATGCGCTGCGCCTTCGAGATCGGCAGGATCGTACGGGTGATGCCCCCGTTCGTCCCTCCGTTGTCGGCGTTCCAGTTGTCGGCGATGCCGTCGGCGTTCGTGTCGATCTCGAACGAGGGGTTCAACACCACGTTCGTACGCGGCGCAGCGGTGATCGTGGACGTGGTGCCGCGCTCCACCGACATCGTGTCCAGCGGCAACTCGGTCGTCACGAAAGCCGAGTCGGGGTCGGTCTGCCCGAAACACGTCTCGGGGCACGCGCTGAACAGGTGCAGCACCTCGCCCTGACAGCCTCCTGACGACGAGCACGGCGGGTGCAGCGCAGCACTGAGCCACTCCAGCCCCACAGCCGTGGCGGCAGGCGTACGGCCCACGATGTCAGCCGACACCTGTATGACACGAGACTCAGCCCTGCGGCTACCCACCATGCCCCCGTCACTGACACGCTCGGTGACCTCGGTCTTGATGGTGCTGCCACCGAGACCCGTGACAGCGGTCGCAAAGACACCTGCGAAGTCGAGGCTGTCGGGGTCCTCTTCACGCACCCACGGCGCACCGTCCAGCACGGGGGTGTCGTACTCCTCGTCACCCGTGGCTTCCCAGATGTCGGGGCAGTCGTCACACCTCGGGACCACACCACCGACGGGCTTGAGGCCGTTCTCCACGTACTTCGACACGCGGGTGTTGTTCACTACCTCTGCGTCCCCGAAGCGGAACCAGTTGCGGAACATGGCCTACCTCCCCCGCCTTGCGATCCGGTCCATGAATGCCTGTGCCGCTGCTTCCGGATCGTCCGTCGGCATGTGGAGGTCGATGTGGTAGGTGTCCCCGCCACCCGACATCCGTGCGGTCTGCTGCGCATCGTACACGCGGCTCCCTCCCGGCAGGCGTACCAACTCACGGCCCCGCTCGCCGACCTCCATCCAGCCACCCTCAGCGCTGAGGCGCCCGTCGGCTGCGTTCTGGTTCGTGTGCACTGCCGCGCTGCGGGGCTTGCCACACACCGAGCACTTCCGGTTCGTCTTCGAGATCGGGACCCACTTGTGCTTCCCGTTGCCACCACCTCCGCCGCCTCCGCCGCCACCACCCCCGGCGTCGGTGCCACCAGTGACGGGGCCGACCTGCGCCATGGCATCGGCGAACGCCGTGGCGATCGTCTGCCCCAGCAGGGTCATCTGAGCCACGAGGGTGGCCTCCTGCGCGGCGAAGGAGTCCACCGTGGACTGCGCCAGCGCGACCCCCGCACCGAGCAGGTACTGAGCGACGGTGTCGCCAGCCTTCTGAGCGTATGCGTTGATGGAAGCCTGAAGCGCATTGACCTGATCCACGCCTGCGGTGCCGCTGGCCAGCAGCGCCTCGGCCGCTGCCAGCCCGGCCACGCCCTCGTCGGCGATCTGCTGGAAGGACGTGGCGTTCAGGCCGAGCCCGGCGAGGGCTTCCATGACCTCGCCGTAGCGCTTGGCTGCTGCCTCCTGATCCTGGAGGTTGCCCACGATGGCTTCGAACGAAGGCGGCACCTTGTCGGTACCCGGCCCGAACACCGACTCGAGCAAGGAGTCCCGGACCTTCGCGGACAGGCTGGCCATCTCCGCAGTCTTGTCCTGGAGATCCTTCAGTGCACTGTCGTACGAGTCGCGGACGCCGACCAACTGCGCGTCGAGCACGTCCCACTGTGCAGCCATCGCGGTGATCGCGGCCTGCTGAGACGTGGCGATGCCGATCAGGCGGCTGGTCTCAGCCACCGACTGGCGCTCGCGGTTCTTGGAAGCCTTGTCGTGTGCCCGCTCGAGGCTGCGGAGGTGGGTGTCGTGCACCCCTTCCAACTTCTCCAACTTGCGCTTGAGTTTCTTCTCCTCGTCCTTGCCCCCGAACTTCTTCTCAAGGCGCTTCTTGTCAGCCGCGTACTCCCGTTCAGCGGAGCGCTTCTGCTGGGCGTACTCCTTGTCGGCTGCGGCCTGCTGCACCGCCAGCCGCTCTTCGGTGGCTGCGGTGATGGCCGACGTGGCGTTCTCGAACGCCTCGGTCATGGCCTGCACTGCCGGGCCGACGTCGATCTTCTCCATGCCGTTCGCGATGACAGCGGCTGCGCTGTTCACAGCATCGGTGACCCCGGGGATTCCCTGGACGATGCCCTTCGCCAGCATGTCCATCAGCCGGATGCCTGCGCCTCCGTTGTTCCAGGACTTCAGCGGCCCCCACTTGATGGGCGAGCCGGGCAGCAGCCCGGCGATCTTGCTGAGGCCACCCTTCACCACGTCGACAGCAGCGCTGATCTTGTCGGTGATTCCCGACACCAGCCCGCCGATCAGCGCCCGGCCCGCCTCGGCCATGGCGCCAGCCCCGGCCCGGATGAGGCCCGCTGCCTTGCCGGGCAGTTCCTTCACGAAGCCGACTGCCTTGCCGACCCCGGTGCTCACGGCCCCGCTGATGGCGTTCCATGCGCTGGACGTGGCGCTCTTCACTGCGTTCCATCCGGCCGACACCGCACCGCGCACCGCACCGAGTGCAGCCGACACGACACCCCGGATGGCGCCCCACACCCCGGCGATGACAGCGCGGATGCCGTTCATCGCGGCGGAGGTGGCAGCCCGGATGCCAGCCCACGCCGTGGTGACGATGGCACGCACCACGGCGAAGCCAGCGCGGAAGGGCTGCGTGAGGATGTTGCCGATGGTCTTGAGGATGCTGCCGATGTTGGAGACGCTGGACTTGAACAGGTTCCGCATGGTGTTCCAGCCGCCACGCACCAGCCCGACCATCAGCGAGAAGCCCTTGCGGAAGACCGCCAGCACACCGACGTTCAGCCACACCCGGATGATGCCGACGATGGCGTTCAGCACACCGCTGACGATGTTCTTGACGCCTTCCCATGCCCGGCTCCAGTCGCCGGACAGCACGCCGCTGATGACCTGCACCACACCTGTGATGACCGACACCACACCCGTCACGACCTGGATGACACCCTTGATCGCGCCGACCACAGCGCCAGCGAACACCGACAGGATGACGACGCCCACCTTCTCAATGACGGGCCACAGCGTCATGAACGCAGGGATCAGGCTGCCCGTGATCATCGCCACGATCGGGCCGATGGCGTCCATCACTGCGGTCTTGATCTCGCCGAAGGCGCCAGTCACCACGGCACGGGCTGCCTCGCTCTTCGCGAGCAGCATCCCGATTCCCACGGCGAGAAGGGCGAACACTGCGATGGGTGCCAGCACAGCAGCGGTCACACCAGCGAACACCCCAGCGATCGCGCCGATGGACGAGATCAGCGTGCCGACCACCACCAGCACCGGGCCGATGGCTGCGGCGATGGCCAGCCCGACGAGTGCGAACTTCTGTGCGGTCGGCGACAGGTTCGTGAAACGGTCTGCGAGGTCGGCGATCAGGTCCGCTGCGATGGTGATGTACGGGATCAGCGCCTGCCCCAGCACCAGCCCTGCGGTCTCAAGGCTGCCCTTCATCTTCTCGACTGCGCCTTCCACACCCTTCATGCGTGCTTCGGCGAGGTTGGATGCGGCGCTCTGGTCGTTGCTGGCTGCGGTGAAGTCACGCATACCCTCGGCGCCAGTGTTGATCAGCGCGTTCACGGCCTGCATCACCGAGGCGTCGTTGCCGAAGATGGCGGACAACTTCGCCTGACGTGCGGCGGCAGGCATGCCCTTGAAGGTGTCCTGCAACTGCCCGGCCACGTTGTCGATCTTCTCGAACTCGCCGTTGCCCTTGACGAAGTCCAGCCCCAACTGCTCCATCGCAGCGCCAGCCTTCTCGGTCTGCGGCTGCAAGCGCCGCAGCACACTAGCGAGA